TGTGCGATCTCCTCGGCAAGCGACTGCTGTGGATCGCCGCCAGCCGGTGCGATCTGCGCTATCGGATTGACCTTGCGGCTGAGCTCGGCCAGCCCCTCGAGGACCCCCGGTATGTTCATGATCGCTCGGCCCTCGGGATCTCGGGCATTCAAAATCACTTCCTTGTTTTCGACCCCGAATGTCGATTCGATCAGGCTGCCGACCAGATTGATATTTGCCCGGTAGTCGCCGCCCCACTGCTCCCTGAGCTGATCCTCGGTTTCCTGATGATGCACGGAATCCATCTCCGCGAGCTGGTCCTGCTGCTGCTCCGCGAAATTGTTGTACCAGTCGATCACCGCATGGCCGACCGCGGGCTCGACGTTCATGGAGTGCAGCACACCCATGAAATCGCCCATGATCTCGCGATCCTCCTCACCAATGACCAGCCCATCAGGCAGGTTTTCCATGTAGCCAGCAGGCTCGGCCGGGATGCCATTGGCCTCGCGAAAGGCCTTGATATCGTCCTCGGTCGCACCCTCACCCGGCGGGTTGCGCACTGAGCCTGAGCGGATCGTGGCCTGCGCCTCACGGAAAGACTTGGCGAGATCAGCAGGCGTGGAAAAGCGCTCGAGCGTTGACTTGAATTTCGCGTCATCGCCGGCGAACTCATCCCGCCAGTTTCGATTTTCGAGCGTGTCCAGATGCTCGAGGAAATTATCCGCGCTCTCATATTTGTTCAGGGCCTCGAGGCGCTCGACGTTGTCGCCGGCCAGCGTTTCGCGCCAGCCAGGGCTGCCGCCGCCGGGATCACTTATCGGGCTTGGCGGTGGATCGTTTGGGTTTGGATCGTTTACTGGATCGATTGGTGGCATTTTTCGTTACCTTCTTGGTTGCAGTTTTATCAGGGTCGGTCCTGACCGGGGCCGCCTTGAGTATCCATACCAAGGTGGTGCCGGCGAACCGCTTGCCTTCTGCGAATGCAGTGGCCAGCGCATCCCCCGGACGGAATGATGTGTCGTGTGTGCCGTAGGCCCTGAGCAGGAAATCCATCGCCATACGCTGCTGGCGGGCAGTGGCCTCGCCACGGTGGACCGCTCGCACGGCCTGTATTTCGGCCTCGATGTAGTCCGGTCGCTCCAGCGGATCCTTGTGCGGGAAACATTGCTCAATCTTGTCCTTTAGTGCCATCCGGTCCTCAGATTATCGCGGCTCCCTCGCCACCCTGATCGGCTTGGGCGATGTCTTTTGCGGCACCGCCGGCGGTGGCGGCGAGCTCGGCCTCGGCCTGAGCCTGACGCATTGCCTCGGCCTGCGCAACCATCTGCGCGACCTCCTCCTCGGAGCGCATGTGCCTGAGATCCAGACCCACACCCTCGAGCGCCGAGCGTAAGCTCGAGCCCACATCGAGTACCGCACCGGCAGTCGGATCGAGTGCCATTGCGCGCTCGATGATGTCGGCCGATTCGAGGAACTCGCTGGCATTCTTGCGCTCGATGGCGTCGTGCAAGGGGCTGACAAACTTGAAATGTACGTCACGGCCCTGCAGCTCACGCGGAATGTCCTGCACTGAGCCGAAGGTGCCGGATCTCAGCAGCGAGTCAAACGTATCCTCGCACAGCGCGCCGTTGTATTCGTGCTCCATCGGCTCGAACAGCGGCAGTGCGGCGCGCACATACTCCTCGACCCGCTGCCCGACCTCGAATGCCGTCATATCGCCCTCGGGCGGCGGCAGGGTCAGTTTGTTCAGGTAGAAAGCGCTCGCCAGCATGTTCATCTGCTGGTCATGGGCCTCGTAGCCCATCGGCAGACCGCGGCGATCCTGATTGATCGGCCTCAATACATCGCCCTTGCGCTCGTCGTATTCGACATCAGCCCAGGTGATGCCGCCGGCATAGAGCTGTACGTCAGATCGAATCGCATCCTGCGTTGCGATCATCGGCGGCCGCACGGAAATCTCGCCGGCCTCGAGCAGCGTCAGGGTCATCGCCTGTAACAGACGCGCATCCGGCAACCCGGCAACAGTGGCGGGGGAATAAGCGTACTGGGAGCCGGACACGGTCTGCCATCTGGGCAGGGTGATGCCGTGCGAAAAGGTGCCCATTTCGTGAATGATGTGCTTATTGAGGATGTCCAGATACACCAGCACCCACGGGTAGCCTTTGCCCTCGCCGTTCTGGCCCTCGTAGACATCAGTCGAGATCGCGCAGCGCATGTAATTTGGCTGGATGTAGGTGTCTGAGCGGTAATCCTTCTCTTTGCCGGCGAGCGTATTCGCATGCAGCGCGTCCTCACCGAATTGCTGCTTTAATTGTTTGAGCGTCGGCTTCCAGCGAATATAGATCTCACCGACCGAGCCATCGGCCATTTCGTCCCAGGCTACGTCCCTGAGATGCCAGCAGCGGTACAGCAGGTGCGGGTGCTCGGCGGCCCAGTTGATCTCGCGGGTAATGCAGCACTGGCCGAATGCGGCAAAGTCGGCATCGCCCTCGGTGGTGGCCCGGATGAAATGCGCCTTGCGGTCATACATGGCTTGTTTCATGCGGCCGGTAGACCACTGCAGCCACTCTTTCGAGGATTTCGCAAGGTTGTCCTCGTCATCGACCGTGATGATAAACCAGTCCTTGCGGCGCGGCCTGAGCATGGCGGCGAAGGCGTTTGCGAGCTCGCGATGTACGATCAGGGGGTAGCTCGAAAAAAGCTGCTCAGCAAACTCCTCGCCAATATATCGGGTCAGGGTGAAGTCGGCGCGCTGCGGATAAAAGTGCTCCGAGATCTCCTGCCATAGCGTCGTGATCGCCTTTCGGACGTTGAATAGCGCGACCGAGCGCTCGACAATCTCCTGCGGCTTCATCCCAGTTGGTCCGTCAGCACCGTCTCGGCCCTGGAGCCTACGCGACCGGCCTGCTTGCGGCGGGCCTGACGGCGTTGCGCTTCGGGATCAGGCATCTGGGCTGAGCCGTAGATCGCATCGAGGCGGCCCTTTTCTGCCGCCGCGGCCTTGGCGCCACGTTCGGCCCCGGTCATGTAGCCCTTGCCCTTGGAAAAATTCAAAACCCGCTTGTAGGTATTCCGTAATCCGCTCATTTCCGTCTCCTTGGACCCATGTTGACGGCGGGATGCCTCTTGCCGCCGGGAATCTTACCAACTCGCTGGTCAGGTCGCCATTCCTGCAGATGCGTGGTTGCTTTCGGGCCTGCCACCCAGGCCATCACCACCGCATCGCCTTTGTCAGGAGAACGGCCAAGCATCTTGATGACATCCTCTTTTTTGGTGGCCTTGATGCCGTTCGGCGTGAGCGACCAGCGCGGTGCAGTCAGATCCGATACCAGCTCGGGATCATCCGGCAGTGCGATCGGGGAGCCGCCATCCTGACCGGGTTCGAGCGCCTCGCGGAACTTCCACAAGACCTCGGATCGCTTGTTGAAAAACGAGAGCTCCTTTTCCGCGGTCCTCGCCACCGATTTGTCCATGCCGATATGGCGCCTGACCTCGATGCCGTTTTCCTTGCAGTGCGCGTAGGCCTGCGCACCGTTGGTTTCGCCGCAGTCGAAGATGACCACCGCATCGTGCTTTCTGTGTTTCATGACCAGTGCCGCCACATCCGAGCCGTGCGGCGTCTCGGTGCCCGGAACCACAATAAGCAGCGCATACCAGCCATCATGGCGCGGTGCCAACACCGTTTTGTCCTTCTGGCGCGCAGCATCCACGCCCATCGCACACATCGGCACCCCGTAGGGCGGGAGCGACTGCCAGCGGGCTTGTGCACGGCGCACCCATTCGGTCGGTATGAGCTGGTCGGCCTCGTCTTGGCGGGCGGCCATGAAATTGCCGTCGCGGATTGCCGAGCGCAGCGGCTCAGGCAAGGCATCCAAGGTGGCTGCATAGCCGGTACTGGACAGAAACGGATTGTCAGAAAGGTGAGCAGGGATGAATGTACGCGACTTCGGGCGGTGCAGGCGGCCGTTGATATTCACCGGCTCGGGCCCATCGACCCACATATCCTTGCCGTTCTCGTCACTGACGCACCAGCGGAGCTCCCCAGGCTTGGCCGGATTCGGGTGCCGCGGATCGAGCCACGGCGCAAACATCGGGATGATCCAGTCGCCGGCCGGATCGGTCGGTGGATTGGATCCAAAAATCACCCGGCAGCGCTGATTCGGGTCCGTTGACCTCACCCATCCCATGAGAAAGCGAATCTGCGCCTCGCGATTCTGCACCACTTCATCGACAAACAGGAGATCGTGCGGATTGCCCTGCCAGTGCTGCTCGTCATCGAGCTGCGCCAAGCCACCGAAATCGATGATCTTGCCATTGACCGTTTTCAGCCGCGGCGGGATCGAGCCCTTGAAACCCTTCTCGGTGCCGTTTATTTCCTTGGCCCGGTCGCAGATCGCGGTCAGATCGACATAGTGCTTGCGGATTATCAGCGTTCGCTGGTGGTGCTCGAATGCAGCACCCAGGCCAAGATCGGACTTGCCGCCACCGCCCTCACCGCCGTACAGCAGAATGTCAGCAAGGCAGTTGACCGCATCGAGCTGCGGGCCGACAGTCGGAAACCATAAATGCCCCTCGGACTCATCGGCCACGTATTTCTGCAGCTCGGCGCGCTCGGATTCGGGCAGGGCCATGTATTTCGCCCTGAGATCGTCCATCAGGCCCGTTTCAGTGCTCATCGTTCGCTACCGGAATTTTAAGCTCATGAATCACGCAGGCCGCCGGCAGCTCACCGCTGGCGGTGAAATGCAGGCGCATACCATTCCAGCGAAAAAGGCCCCACAAAAAACCGTCCTCGGGCATTGTCTCCTCGGTGTGACTAAGTCACAAAAAAGGGGCAGACTGAAAATAACGTCAGTGCTGCCCCAAGAGGAACGTCTCTTACAGCGTGGTATCGAACTGCTGGTAATGGACATCCACGATCAGGTCCGAATCGCCGGTCGTTACCTCACCGACGAGGATCGTCAGATCGATGGCGGTGTCCTCGAGCGCCGTTAAATCAAGCGTCTCGGGATTCACCGGCACCCGCTCAGCGAGCCGGATCTCATCAGCCACAGAATCGAGGAAGCTGGCCGAATCGATGGCGCAAAACGTCACCGCGCCACCCTGAGAAACCGCCGCCAGGTCCTCACCGGCACCGGCCACGAAGGCCACGCCAGCCGCCTTGTAGGCGACAATTTTATTGGCAATGATGATCTTGCCGGCTCCGGGAGCGGGAACAGCCTCGAAAGGCACCGCGTTCAGCGCCAGAACCAACGCATTCGCGATGGTGTGCCGTTTCACGCTATCGACGCGGGCCTGCGCGTTCTCCAGCCCGCCAGCGGTTGAATTTACAATCAGCTCGCCTTTCGGCCCTATGCCGAACAGCTTGCCGTGAATACTCGTCAAAATCCTTGGTGCGCCCATTGAAGTCTCCTAAATGCTTGTTGTCAGTGCTTAGGTGTGTTCCCGGCCGATCATACTCCCTCAGAAGCGAAAAACGTAATCTCGGTCCCAGTGGGCGCGGCGGCGCCATAAATTGACGCGATGCCACGGCGGCATGCAATCCTCGAAATCGTCGCACTCCCACCGCTCCACCAGCTCGGCAAGCGTCGGCTCAGGCGGTAGCGCTCCGAGCCTGATCGCCCTCGAGGTAGCTGACGAATCTGGGGCTCGTAGTCTGCCCCCGGATGCGGCCGCCATCCTTTTTCGTGTCGATTGCTCGGCAGCGAGCCCGAGCTTCGGTGCGCGAGCCTTCAAACTGCTCAACCCACTCGGGCCCCGCCAGGGTCGTGGTAAAAATTTCATAAATCCCCCTACGCATCGTCATCGTCCTGCTTGCGATATCGCCAGTAGGCCAGCCCCGCTTTCGTCAGCAAAATGCCGAGCAGCAAGCCCCACAGGACCAGAAACCACTCAGCCCACCCGAGTCCGAGGATCATCAGCTCTTGCCGAGCTTGTCGAAAACGGTTTCCCTGTCACCCTCGAGCGCCTCATGAGCCTCGCCTGCCTCGAGCTCGGGCTCCAGATGCGTTTCAGTCACATCCGGCTGGATCCTGACCGGCATCACCGCCCGAAACCACAAATAATCATCGAAGCCGACCGTGTACGGCTCCTCACTCACACAGTAAATCGGATGCTCCGAATTCAGCGTCGATTTCATCACCCCGACGCATACAGGCACATCTAATCGTCTCATTGCCCTCGTTTCCCCATCCGGCCAGCAATGGTCCTGATCGCCTGACCGACATCAGTCAAAACCGGGCGGGCCTGCCTCTCCGTGCGCGCCGCCCCCTTGATAAATGCCCTGCGCCTGATCTGCGCCCGTTTTTTGTTTTTTCGGGACTTCCAGGGCCCTTTCATTGCTCGATCCTGCCGGAATGGCGCTTGATGACATCAAACGATGCCTTGTCGATCTCAGCTCCCCGGACCTCGATATCGAAGTATTTCGGGATCTCAGTCTTGCCGCCACCGCGGCCACCAGCGAACATCCACGTAACGCCGTCCTCGACCCACGCCAAACGGCCCTCCGGGATGAAAATTTTCTTGCTCGGAATCGAAATCAGCTTCTCACCGGGCAGCCACAGGCCCTCGGCCGTGACAATCGCGCCAGCCGCCATCGCACCAATAAATTCGCGTCTCGAAAATTTCATAAACAATGCTCCGCGGCCCTCGGCCCGATTTCCAACAGCGGCGGGCAAAGACCGTCACCATACGCCCGGATCACCTTCTCGAGCATCTCAGGCCCGATATTCTCGGTGGACAGGTGCGGGCAGGCAGTCTGCCGAATCCGCACCATCTCAACGGCGTAATCCGACAAAATTTTCAAAATCTCGGGCGGCAAATCAGGCGCACCGTTGTCAGCCACCATCGCGGGCCCTCCGATCTCGCATGTACCCCTTCATGTACTCCGAGCGCTTCCTTTTCCCCGCAAGCAGCTCATCAACAATCTGCTCCAGGGCAACCACCCGCTCAAGCAATTCCTTGGTGCCAGCATCAATCTGCGTCCGAGTGTGCTTCTGGGCGGGCCTTTTTGCAGGGCGGGCTCTCTTTTCGCTTGGCGCCGCGGTGCGCGACTCGGCGCATGTTCCGTAGTGGCGCTTTTCACAGAGACGGCATTTCGGGGCATCCATCCGTAAACACTAACACAGGCCGGGAAAAATGTGTAAACACTAACATTCACCCGCGGAAATTCTGGAAAAAATGGAGCAGGCCGTCCTCCCCCCCCTAAGCCGCTGCGCATGCGGGGTGCCGGGGGGGTCGGCACACCCAGGCCATCGCATCGAGCTCGTCATACATCATCCACCCTCCTCCTGACCGCCGAGCTCAGGTTGAATGCAATCTCCATCGTCCATGTCGTCAGGCACCGGGCTGGACTGCCCCTCGATGATCGGCGCCCCGGCCGGTGACTGCAGCAGGAACAGGGCCAGCCGACGGACAGTTTCCTCGTCGGTTATATGGTGTCGCTGCTCGACGCTGCCATCGTGGTGGTGCTCGATGTGGTCGCCGTACTGGCCGGGGTTCAGCTTGGACAGCAGCCAGCGGCGGGCATCTACCCGCAGCCTGCTGCGCTGGATGTGCTCCTGATCGACCGCCTCGTATTCGTGGCCGTTGCGCCCGGTCTTGGTGACGTAGTCCGTAGTCCCATCGTCAGCAATGTCAATGATCTCGTCGGCCCATGCCTCGACCAGCAGCTCCCGCGCCTGCGCATATTGGTCCGAGAACCGAGGATTTTTGCTCAGCCACCGATAGACCGTTGACCGGGCTGGCATGGCTGGATCCCGGCATATCTGTCGCAGTGTCTCGCCCTCGGACATGCGTCCACAGATCAGGTCTGCTGTCGTTTGATTGAACCTGACCATCGCACCACGGGGAGCAGGTGCGGAAACCGGCGCAGTATCCGGCGGGAAATCGGTGGGTACATCGCTCATGGGGCAGGGGTATCCATTGCCTGCAATAGCCCGGATTCTAACTGGTCCCTGTCGGAGTTGACACCGGGCAATCTGTCCGGTATCGTCGGAGACGATTTTCACACAACTGGACGGCAAACCCATGACATCAATCGATCTAATCACCCTTATCGGCGGCACCGCTTGGCTGGTCATTCTCATGACCCGGCAGGCGGCCGCTTTCCGTGTGACTAAGTCACACACCACTGAGGAGGCAAACCCATGAGCACGACCAAGAAAGCAAACCTCGGCCCTTGGACTGACCGCGAGAACACCGCCATCGTGGCGCTGTATTTCGACATGC